ATCTGTAAAGTCATAAGCTGTTTTGAATCTTTCTAATGGTACAACTTTGATTTCTTTTAAGTCATCCATAGAGTGAACATTGCGGTTGATTGCACCTGAACCATCTGCAACGTTTAATTGACGTACAATACCTTCTGCATTCTTTAATGCTTTTTTGTATGCTGCAGTACAATATAAGATACAACGTGATAAAGGTACACCTGCATTTTCAAAAGCTTCACAGTTTGCATCAAAATCTTCTAAAACGTTAGCTGAAGTAATAGCTACGTGTTTGATTTCTGCCCCAACACGTTCAGCTTCTGCATATAATTTTGAGAATGTGTAGCAATCTAATTCAGGAATTGCTTGTGTTGATTCAAAACGACGTTGAATATTTGCAATTGCAACGATTTGATTTGTTTCATCAACATCCATTGGGTCAACAACAAATTCAATGTCACGGTCATGATCTAAAGTTTTCACTTCAAAATCATTTGAATAGTTTCCAGTATTGAATCCTAAAGCACCTCTAGTGTGGTCTTTATATCCTGATACTGTCATTTTTGGAAGTTTAATTTCTTTAGCGCCTCTGATATTGATATCAGGATTTGATTGGAATAAAGCATTAGAAATTAATTCATGTCCATACATTTCGCGAATGCGAGTCTCAAATTGTGTTACATAGTTTAAAACTGCCATAATCTTTGGCTCCTTTCATTATGTTTATTTTATTTCTTTTTGATTCCGAAAATAGAATCTAATTGATCATCAACTGAATTTCCGTTTGATTGATTACTTGCGCCCCCAATTTGTTGGAATCCTGTTGATGCAGCATTTCCTGTTCCTTTAAAGTCTGGGAAAGCTTTAAGTACATTGTTCATGGCTTCTTTTAATTTTTCTTCAATGATTTGTCCTTTATCATCTACTACGCCATTTCTGTCAATCAATTTAGCTAAGAATGGTAATTTGTCAGCTGATACATTTTCACCACTAGCTAAAGCAGTTAACTTAGCATCAATTTGATTATTCAAGATTTCAGCTTTTAAACGAGCATTTTCAAGTTTCATATTTTCTTGTTCTTGCTTCGCTTGTAAAGCTGCTTGTTCTTTTTGTTGCTTATATGTAGATACTGCTTGATTGAGTTCGTCTCCAGTCAAGCCTTGTTCTTTTAAATACCCACGTAAGAACGAATTTTCTTGACTAGACATTCTTTTGTTAAACATATCTTCAATCTTGTTGTAATCGATGTTAACAGCTGGAGTATTTACGGTTGGTTGTGGATTATTGCCACCTTCTCCATTACCTTCACCAGGTTCAGCAAACAATTGAAGATTAAGTTTAAATAAATTTAATAGTTTTTTCATAAATAAGATACCTCTCCTTCAGTTTATAGTGTGGCTCACTTATCATCAGATTAGTTTAACGTCATATACCGCGATTGGACAAAATAAAAACAACCTACTTACGGTTGCCGTATTTCTTCTTATGTTTTTCTAATTTTTTATTAGCTTTATCTAAACGAGGGGGTGGTTTAAATTCATATCGTTCATGGAATTCATGACCACAGATCATACATCTAAATGTTGCCTTTTTCACCATGCATCCTTTTTCATCATCATAATATGTTTGAATATTATAGAGATAATGTTGATGGTAATGTTTTCGCAATCCTTCTCCCATAAAGATCTCCTTTCTACTACGTTTTTACTCCTCATTTACTCCTCATTTACCTCTCAGTTACCTCGCATGAACCTTGCGAGAACCTTGCGCTTTATCGAGTGTCGAGTGAGTTTTTTGCAAAGAAAAACGCGCGATTTTTTATCACGCGCGCGTTATTGATGTGTTCTATGCTTTATATATTTAACAAAAAAGCCGACTAATGTCGGTTAATTAATCTCTTTCATAATAGAATTGTATTTATCTATCAACTCTTGAATAAATTCTTTTTCATTTGGATGACTTCTTTTTGCTTCTTCTATTTTCATTAATGTTAAAGTTGCTTTTCTATGTTTATAAGTTTTCCCGATATCATTAAATTCATAGAATTCGGGAAAAATATCCATTCCAACTGGAGCTTCTGTAATAATATGTGGTGAAGGTTTATATTCCTTAGGTAATTCAAAGTTTAAATAAAAATCTTTTCCGCTCATTATTCTTTCACCTCCATAAATTCAGCACCTATTTGTTTTGCTATTTTTTCATTCACATTATACAACAAACGTTCCCAATCTTCCATTAAATTATTCGGAATTTCTTTCTTTCCTTCCTCAATTAATCTTTCGATGCTAGGGAAGTAAGTTAATTCTTCATCAAACACATCATTGAAAAGGAAAAAAATATCTTTGTTTTGAGAAGTGAAAAAAGTTTGTTTATATTTTCCTCTGTTCATGATGTATTTTTTACCTGATGGACACTCAACTATTAGCATTTTGACTGATTTATAATCCCTCAATTTTAATAAATCATCAAAACTAAAGGGAGTCTCATTTGGATGACAATGCATCAAAACCACAGTGTTTTCTTTTGAGTTTTTTAACAATTTAATGGTTTCTTTAGAAAGCTTAACTTCATTGGTTTTGGTTCCAACATCAATTGCTGATACTTTTGTTTGATAATTGAAAGCTACACTTTTTTCTGTATGATATTTTCTCATGTGCTTGTTCAAATCATCTAGAATTTTGCTACATTTATCATAACTGCTTTTATCTAATTCAGATAATTCAAACCAATTTGGACGATATATTACACCTGAACTAGTTTCAACATCACTAGTAGATAATAGTTTTTCATCCTCTTTCATCCAAAACTCTTTCTTTTCTTTAGCTTCTTGACGATTCTTTTCATCAAGAAAACCAGCTTCAAAACGTTTTTGTTGTTGGATTTTAAGGTGATTGCGGCGATGTTCTTGGTCCTTTGGATCAATTTCATTTCCTTCATCATCATAATTTTCTAATTCCTGTTCAATATCCCAAAAATAAGTACTCGCACGATGTCGGCAGTTTGGATGAAATAAACCACCTTCCATAGCTTCCGAAATAGTTTTAAGTTTCTTTTCTTGCGCTTCTTCTTTTGTTCCACCAGAGTAAACATCATCTACATAGATTTTTCCTTGCCATGGTAAACAAATTTTAGAACATTGATTGTAACTAGAAATCTTAACAGTATGTATTCCATAAGCATTTCTCACATCACCTTCAGATACCAAAACAGCACGTTTATTAGCTGTTCTGATGGCCATTTCTGCATATGATGAAATATTAACCATACGACCATCTTTGTACTGAATACAAGCAATTCCATTTCGAAGAAAGTCTTTAGACGCTTTATCAACACATTGATTTAACGTAAATGCACCACTATTGGCCATTGCTTGTGATTTATAGATAATCTTTCGATATTCATCATTTGTTTTACGGAGCATGGCATGTTCTGCTTTCTCCAAATCGTTCATGGATGCATTAATTAACGCATTCATTTTCTTTTTATTCAACGAAAAAAAGGCTCCTTCCAAGCCTTTCTGAATTTCCTCACTTATTCCTTGTCCGTTTGTTAAAGCCTCTAGAATTAAGCGTTCTTGGTCAAATCCAGCACGTTCATACTGACTAGCCAAGAAACTTTTGAGTTCTTTGTTTACTTTATCAAATTTCTTTTCAAAGATTTTTTTATTTTCTCTTTTAAATTGTTCCAATGTTTTGAGCTGTTCAGCTTGCCACATGGTCCAATTAATTCCTTCTTTTGCTTCCCATCGTTGATGTCTAGCAAGATTTCTTCGCATAGAAGCTACCAATTCTAGCTCCATTTCTTCGAATACAGCGCGAATATCATAATCCATAGATTAATCTAAACCTCGTGTATATTGCACTCTGTAGCCTTTTTTATTCCAGTCAGCAACTGCTTCTGTAAGAGCTTTTTGACTATTGTATACTTCGTTACACATAACTGCAAAGTTGTCTTTTTCAACTGCAATAATAGTTGGTTTCTTTGGAATCATTTTTTTAATCTGTTTGATGGTTTCTTTGAATTTATTTCTGTCCATCTCATATGTATTCTCTTTAATTGATACTTTCATAAGCAGGACCTCCTTTTAGATCATCAACCAAGCTAGGTTCATCCAATGACTCAATGCCTTGTTCCTTCTTCAATCTAGCAACTTCTTCACGTTTCCAATCCTCATCTTTTGAGTCACCATATAACTCGTCAATCGCTGCTTCAACACTCATAATTCCACCTTGTTTAGCTTTTGAGATTGTTTCTACAGTCGCTTCAAAACTTGGATTCGCATATTCTCCAAAGTTAATTGTAACTTCTAAATATTCTGATAAATTCTTTTTTAAGTATGTATCATAAGCAAAGAAAACAGAATTAACTAATATAGGTAACGTAGTTTGTAACGCTTCAATGATTTTCCCACGCGTATATAAAGTTGTTTTTTCTTTTTCTCTTTGTGCTTCTGCATTATCAAGTTTCTTTACATCAATTCCTAAAGTAGAAGGAGAGATGATGCCTTGTAAACTTGCATCCAATGCAGAGATATACGATTGTAAATAATTATCACTTGGAACAGTTGGTTGAACAACTTTGATTTCATTTTTCGCATTTTCGCTCATATCAGCTTCAGTCGCAATAAAGCGATTATCGAAATCATTTGGATTTAAAACATATCCGTTTTTATCTCTTGGAAGCAAAGATTTAGGGATATATTTGTTTGTACGTGCATTTCTGATAGCATCCATCCATTGGCTTACAACTTCATCCAATGCATCAAACGCACCTTCTTTTGTGTCAAAAATAGATTTACCACGATTAACCCATTTGTTAGATTCGAACACTTTAAAAGGTACAGCCATACAGAATGAACCTTTATGAACCACATTCCCTTCACTATCTTCAACATAGCCGCCAAAGCTAACATCTACTAAGTTTGCAGTGTCAGGAATCGTATTCATAGGGACTTCCTTGTTATTTCTCGCATCATAAAGTTTATATTTGATATATCCGAATCCATATGTTTCACAAAGAAGATATTTCTTTTTATCATGCGTATGTATGATCTTAAAGACAGCTTCTTTAAAACGACCACGTTCATAGATTAGATTTACTTCATCTGCACCTTTGAATTCGATAATCGGATATTGACTGACTTTTGTATCAAAAGAAATTCTAAATGCACCATCACCTAAAAATAAGGCTTTATTGATAGCATTTTCTAATACTGCATCAAAAATGTTATCTTTTGAGATTTCTTCCCATTCATTTTCTCTAGAAGCAAGTTCAATTCCATTAAAATCATTCACAACAATAGAAGTTAGCTTTTCTACCATTAATTGCGGAATACCCATGTGAATCTTTCTAATTTTTACGTAAGGAACAGAACCCCAAAACATAGCATCTTGATTATAGATTTGTTTATAGAACTGCTCAATTTCAAATGGATCTCCTCGCATCCAAATATGATTTTTGATGCAGTTTGTATCAAAATTTAATTTTTCTTGAATATTAATAGTGGCATTGGGTGCATCTGAAATCTCAAGCCATCCTTTTAACATTTTCTTTAATCCATCAAACATGTTAACCTCCTGTTGCAATTTGTTTAATAAATGGAATCCAGCCATACTGACTAGCGTTGATTGTATGGTCATTTTTATCTTCTGGTTCATACTTATCATCTCTCCATGAATAAACCTCTAACTCTCGTATATGATTCACACAATGCGCTAAAATGAGATAATCGTCAGTTTTAAACCAACTCAACATCGTATGAATGCGGTCGATGATTTGAAGTTTCTTCCATGCAGGATTAAATACATAAACACATGGATGATTTGCTTTGTACTTGGCCAATTCTTTCAATGTAGCTTGGTCTGCACTATCCACGAATACATTCATGGCAAATCCCCATTCTTTTCTGTTTCTTTCAAGGAAAGCAATTAGGTTTGTTACAACGTCACTAGGAGCTAAAGGTTGTTCCAAGTCTCTGTTGTTTCGTACCTCTTCATCAAGCACGATTATCTTTCCGTTGCTCAATATTCCTTGATAAATAAAAGAGATAGTATCTGGACTATCTTCTGAGTAGGCGGTATCGACACCGCAAGTAAAATATTTAAAAGCTAAATTGTTCTTTCTCATGTAGTCTTTAAAAGCCACATAATCAAGAACATGTTTTTTTCTATCAAAATTACTAAATACAAGACCAGTAGCACGGCCTCTTAAGCCTTGTATTTTATTTTTATACATCTTTGTACCGACAGGAACAGCATCGATTTTTTTTTGAATTGCCTCAGGTGTAAGCGAAGCATTATCATAGAAAGTGAAATACCAATGAACCCACCCTTTGACATAAGGCTCATTCAATTCTTCTAACAATTCCTGTGGATAATCTTTTTTATACTTCTTTAAAGGTCTACTTTTATTGATAAACTCTTTATATACAGGTAAAGCTGGGTCATCAGGATTTGAAGTGGTCATCATATAATCGCAACGATGGGTAATTTCTCGTAAGAATTCCATATCTGCGATATTAACCTCATCAATAAAAACACATCCCATTTGTGAACCTAAGACTTTCTTCCAACGTGTCTTGTCGTTATATCCACACACATAAATAATCTTAGTTCCTTTTGATGTGTGAAACTGAATATGAGGGAGGCGAATACTACCTTTACCACTCGCATGATAAGAAGAAACACCTTCAAATTGCGCCAGGATGCCCAATTCACTATTGATGATATTCTTCTCAACAGTACCAATATCAGCACCTGCAATAACATGATCCTTTTTATCACTACCTGCCACACGTAACATAAACTTAGGAATGCCTACAGTCGTTTTACCTGCAGCAGTTGTTCCCTCAAGATATTCACGTTCGCAATACGTTGTCAAAAAGTCTTTAAATTTACTAGATAACACTAAATTAGGCATCTATCTCATCATCTTTCACAGGAATCATCTGTTTGACAAGATTTTCAATGTTGCTAATTGCTTTAACTTTCTCATCTTCAGCTTCATTTTTGACTTCAAGTTTTTCAGTCCACATACCGTATCGTCTACCAAGCATTTCTGCTGCTTTTAGACGTTCCTTTTCATCAGGTGGCTTCTTGATTACTTCTTGATAGCCATCACCACACATAGCAAGAACAGAAGCTTCAGAATTACCAAACATTACATCTGATAGATAAGCCATGATATCTTCAACCTGGGCGATGCGCTTGTTATGAAGGTTGGTGAGTTGTTCATCTAAATAAGCACGGACCTTAGGATTTCTTAGCAATTTACTTCCACTAACAGCTGCGGTCTCGTCTTTCTTAGTGCTAGGATATGCTGCTTTATAAGCGCGAGTAGCATTTAAATCAATTAAATATTCATCTGCAAACTTCTTTTGTTTTTCAGTTAACACTTGGCAGCACTCCTTTCTTCAGACAAAACAAAAAGACACCAATCGGTGCCTCTTCAACTTAAAATCTCATGATACTATTATAGCACATATTTTTTCGGTTTTTTCCGGATGTTTCATAATTTGCAAAATTCCTTGATTATACAACTCGTATATGTACTTACCACTATAATGCATGGTTCTTGCGATTTGGCGAATATTCATAAACTCAATAAATTTATAATTTAAGATATTTCTTAATCTGATATTTTCAAGAGAATTGATAGCAGTTTTAATTTTTGCCATTTCACATTCAATTTCTTCTTTTTCTTGAATGTAATCATTAATAGATTTTGGAACGGCTGTTCCTGGTGCTTCTTCTGTGTAAGAGATGGCTTTAACACCTTCCATCTTGTTGTTGATAAACTCCAAACGATAATACATATCTTTATAAGATTTCAACCATTCAACGGTTTCTTTATAATCCATCTTCTTCACCCCATTCATCATTATTCATCATTTACACCGCCTCTCTAATAAAACACGAATTTAAATTATAATTCTTACACCAATCATTCACGAAGGTCACAACTTCATCAATCGGCTTATTATTACGATTCGCCCTGCATTGAACAACCTTCTTTTCTTTGAGCTCCAATGTCACAAATGGTTCAGTGACACTGGTGATATTTCTGATAAAAAATATATTTGTTTCACCTTTTTGATATTTATCAGAATATGTTTTAACACAATGATGAAGTGTTTCACCTTCTTCAACGATTTGTTCATATGTCTCGCAAGGGATAATCACGTAACCATTACTGCTGTAAACATAATCGATGTTGCGAAGATAAGCTTGAAGGAAGTTTTTGATAAGATCTTCATTTTTCTTCACGTCCATCAGATGCATATATTGGTCGTGTTTTTCTTTTAGATTTTTAGGAAACAAAACTGCATCTTTGGATATATCAAAACCTAATTGGATGCAAAATGATATGTAATCTTCATACATATACACAAAATTGTTTCTATTATTAGATTTAGTGCTATTTAAGATATAGTGATACATTTTCACATTTCTAACTTTATATAATGTACGATTCCAAGTTTTTGAGATTACATATTGATGTTCTCTTATAAATTTTAAATCATCCCATGTTTTGATTCCTAGTTTCTTAGATTTAATCAACATGATATCCGAGTAATCCATATTTTTTAAGTAAGGAACCCAATAGTTGTTGATACCAAAGATTTTATCTAATGATTTTTCGTTAAACTTTAACTTCTTATAACAATGTACATATTGAGAAAGTCCTGCTTTAACTAACAATTCAATTTTTGGTTGAGCTCTATATGCACATATGTAATTGAAGAAATCCATACCTGATTTATTCTTTTCACTAAACCATTGGCAGTACTTCATATCATATCTGTCGATGATATCTTGCTGATCATACATCGAATAAATATTACTGAAGGTGTATTCTATATCATTTTGGTAAAAATGATATTCATCACCTTCTCTGAATTCAACATGTTTACCTGACATATTGCTCCATATATTTCTGAGTAAGCATCCTTTTTGTCCTTCTACTTTTCTAAAAACCTCAGTCACTTGTATGTCGGCGACTGATTTGTTTTTAGTTTTTGATTTAAAAGCAAACACTCTTTTAATTAAAACACCATTAAAATCAAAAATAGTTTCCACGTATCTAGCAACTTTAAGTGTTTTATTCGTTCGAAAATCTGTTTGGGTATAAATAAACCCATACAATCCTTTTGGGTAATCCATAGGGTGCTGTTTTAATATTTCCACCAATATTTCTGTGTTCTTATCCATTTTCTACAAAGCTTCAAACAATGACAATTGTCCTTCTAAAGGGTCTGATTTAACTTGCTTTGCTTTCTTTTCTTTTTTTGGTGGAGTTTTTACCTCAATTTTCTTATCAAGTTGAGCTTTAAGCTTTTTGATTTCTTCATCTTTTGCTTGCGATTCTTTTTTATACTTTTCAAGTTCTTTGCTATCATCACTAACAGCTACTTTCACATGATTGGTTTTCGAACTAACTTTGATATCATCTTCATCATAATAATGAACAGCCCATCCAAAGACTGTATCATCATCTAAAGCTGCACACTTATCGACAGCAACACGTTGAGCCTCTGAAATGATATAGTTCCACATTTCATTGAGACTTTTATTTTCTTTTTCTAAATTTTTATGTATATCTGTTCTTGTTAAAAGGTAATTACCTACTTTTCTGATTCCAGGATTATTGATTTTTTCTAGTTCTTCTTTGAATCTAGTTAAGCCCATACCATAACCTCCAATCTTTAAAATTGAATATCATCATCCATAATGTCGAAGGTATCCATCGAATTGCCAAAATCTTTTTGGATATCTTGTGTCATCATTTGATTGAATTCATTTTCATGACCCACCGCATAACCGTACTTGTTATTATTTTGTTGAGATGTTTGACCTTGGGTATCTTTCTTTGTATCTAAGAATTGAACACTTTCACACACCACTTCAACAACAGTTCGGTTATTACCGTTATTATCTTGGTATGACCTAGATTGTAATCTTCCATCAATACCAACCAATGAACCTTTACTGCAATATTGAGCAGCGCTTTCTGCAGCTTTATTCCAAACAGTACAAGGAACAAAGTCTGCTTGCCTTTCTCCGTTTTGAGAAGTAACTTTTCTATTCATTGCAAGTGTGAAGCTTGTAACTGGTGTTCCATTACTGGTTCTTCTTAGTTCTGGATCACGTACCATACGCCCAACAAGAACTACTCTATTAAGCATATAAATCAATCCCTTCGATTACTGCTCGAACTTCTAAAATGTGAAGATATTCGTCCATAACTCTTTGTTGTTGTCTTAATACATCATCAGGGCAATCGTGTTTAGGCATTTCTACTTTATTACCTTTGTTCCACTCCACATTTGTCATATTAGAAGCTTCAATTTTGTTGTTGAACGCTTTTAATTTTTCATAACGAATTTTTGTTTGCCAATATTCGGCTTTGAATCTTTCTTTATAATCCGAACTATTCATAAGTTCTACTGTTTGTTCTAATTTCATTCTTTCACTTCCTTTGTTTTGTTCTTGATTTTCTTAATGTTGTATTTATCTCCATCTTTTCTTACCTTAACAATATCCCCATTTTCAAATTTAAATGAAGCTCCATTTTTTCTTAAATATTTCAACGCTGATGTGTTATCCATTACACTTTCACTTCCTTTACTTCATGCAAGAAGAAACGATTTTCTTCAAATTCAGAGCCGTAGCCATCTAGATATTCAAATGTTGAATACGAGATATATTTACACCATTCTTTGTCTTTGTTATCCCAATACCAATTATTTTCTTCTAATTCCTCAAATTTGAGTGGTGGATTAGAGTTCTCTTGAGTTGAAACTCGACTCAAACTCGACTTAAGTTCGACTAACTGTTCTTCGAGTTTGTTTTTTCTTTTTAAAAGACGATTGTTTTCTCTAACCGCAACAGCATAAAACGAATCAGTATTTCCCCAATTGTTATAAACAACGTGGATATATTCTATTAATTCAGCTTTTGTAAAGCTGTTTAGGACGCTGTCACTATAAAGCTTAAAATATTGATAATTTGGCATATATTCGACTTTAAAGTGTTCGTTGATTAGTTCTTTTAATTTATCTAGCTTTGATTTAAAATTTATTAAATCTTCTTCTTGAACCTCTTTAGGTTTTTCTTTTCTTAATTCAGCAGTAGCAATTAAGTTATCGCCATAGAAGAAGTCTAAAAATTCGATAATGCCTATGTATTCTTCTTTAGTTAATTGTTTATTCATCACACACACCACCTTTGTATGGCTCAGGTAAAGGCATCCATGCGATAATTTCTCCGTTTTCTTCAACATCCCCAATATC